CTACAGGAACATGGACATATAAAATTGCTAGATATGGTTACAAATTAGCATCTGGTTCATTTACTATAAATTCAGCTGTTGGTGGGACAGTAACAATTGCACCAATCTATGTTCAAGATATTTATATTTCTGATACTGTCGGAAACGTAATGTCTTATACTACATTCTATAAGACTCAGCAAATTTATGATTATCTATCATACTACAGAACAACGAGTGCTGGTCTGTCTGCTGGAGATTTAAATTCTTACATTTCCACATTAGATATTGGTTCTAAAAATATTATTATTTTTGATTCTGCTTCACCAGCATTTAGTTATGATGGTTCTACATTTACTCTAAATAGTTTAAATTTATCCGGTGCAGCAATTACCACATCAGGTACAATAAGCATATCGGGTAATAGTTCAATTTCTGATATTACATTAACAACAGATGTAATAGATCAAACTCCAGCTAATTTAACAAACGTTAATATTAATGGTACGTTAGCTTACAACACCAATTCACCAGCTACAATTACATACACAGATACAACAGTGGATACGGTAGTCAACAATGGAACAGGTACTGTTTTAATTCAAAGAATTAATTCCAGTATTAATAATGCAACTGATCCAGAGATTGATGATTATGCACCGACAATTATAAACATAACACCAGACGGTGGTAGTGTTGCAATCTATGATAACTCAAACGTAAGACAATATTTTATTACTACTACATCAACTATAGTTCTTCCTTTTGATGCTACTGGTACGTGGTCGTATAAAGTTGCAAAATACGGTTTCCATTTAATAGAACAATCATTTACTATAAATTCATCTACGGGAGCAACAATTAACATTACTCCAAATTATATTCCAGACAACTTTATTGATGCACTTGAAGCTAATGTAGCAAATTATACAGATTTAAATAATGCAAATCAAATACATGATTATCTCATGTATTTCCAAACATTATCTACTGGTATTGATTTTGGTGATTTGGAATCCGAATCATTTGGAACTATCACATTTACTAATGGTCTTGCATTGAGTGCAAATGCTTTTTCTATGGTATCTTTGTCAGGAAGTACTGTAATATTAAATTCAACATATTTGACTGATGATATCACATTAGTTTCAACAAACGGGAGTATTACACAACACAATGGAAATACAATTTCTGATGGTATTAAATTGAGAGCAAATAATCTTGATAGTGAAATTTATTTTAATACCGTTGATTCAATTACATTTTATCCAAATGCAACAGACAGAGATAATAACGTTAACGGCAACATTACACTAACGAGTGCTACTATTTACAGATTTAAATATGGATCTACGGTAAGTGGTATAACATTTACAAATTATGCATATGCAAGAGTTACGGCAGGAGGAGCTACATTATTAGTTGCTACTCCAATTGCTCTCGGTACTAATACAATTGATTTTGGTGTCACTGGTAACTTGCAAACTCTTAACAACAATCTAAGAATCGTTAATACTGGTGTACAGAAGTCAAGTATATTAGTTCCACATACAACAAACATATAAGTATATAATATGCCATATCCTCCACAACCAGTTTTACCAAATTCTTTTCATGGAAGTACAACTTTTAATTCTCAAATTAAAAGTTATGATCATTTAGCGCAAAGGATTAGAAGAACATTAGGTGAACCATTGGTAGAAATTGAGATAAGCAGCGAACAAATTTATGAAATAATTGATATTTCCATAGAATGGTTTACAAAATTTTCAGGAGTCACTGAAGAATATTTAATATTCAAATCTGATTTATATGAAAGAGGAGTTGGTATAAGAGTAGATAAACTATTTAACGTAACTCCAAATATGTACATGGCAGATGAAAAATCAGATTCATTTTATACTCCGACGTTGAGTGCTGGTTATGATTTTGATTTGGATGATTATAGAAAAGTAATTGATGTATTTTCATTTGAGCAAGGCAATACTAGTGGAATTAACACACTATTCACTATAGAACACACTATAGCACAACAAGCATATTTTGGACATTTGTTAGGAAATGTTGGATATGATTTGATAACATTTCATGCTCTTAAAGAGTGGTTAGATACGAGAGAAAAACTTTTAGCGATGCGTCCGTATTTAAGATTTAATCCGGATAATCAAATATTAAAAATAATACCAGAACCAACTCCTAACAGTTCTTATTATGGATTATTAGGATGTAAAGTTCAAAAACCAATAAAACATTTAGTATCTCAACTATGGGTTTTTAGATATGCTACAGCATTAACTAAAATAGCAATAGCAAACGTAAGAGGAAAATACACTGGAACAAATTTATTTGGTGGTCAATCTGTAAACCATCAAGATTTTATGTCACAAGGACTCAAAGAAAAAGATGAACTTGAAAAAGAATTAATGACAAATTACGTGGACACAGATCCAGTTAGATTCTTTATAGGATAATTTGAAAACATTAATAAAAAAAAATAAAAAATTTGTTCAGGGTATATACAACCCAAAACATAATCAAAAATATAAAGGAACATTTCCAATAATATATAGATCAAAAATGGAATTGTTGGCGTTTAGGTATTTTGATAATAGTCCTAATGTCATATCATGGGGATCTGAATCTGTTATAATACCATATCAATCACCAATAGATAAAAAAATGCATAGATATTTTGTGGATATGGTAGCAGAAATAAAAATGAAAGATAATACAACTAAAAAAATATTAGTTGAAGTAAAACCAGAAAAACAAACGACGAGTCCGATTATTACTAATAAAAAATCTCAAAAAACAATAATTTACGAAAAATATACATATGCTTTAAATTGTGCAAAATGGGATGCAGCGCAGAGATGGGCAAAAAATAAAGGATATATATTTTTTATTTTAACAGAAAAACATTTAAATAATAATGATTTTTGATTTTTTTGAGTAAATAATAAATAAGTAAAATATATATGCCAAATAATGTGTATAGCCTATTAGTTGAAGAACCGACCTACGAAGTAAAATATTTAATAGAGGAGCAAAACAGAAATGCTCCATCAAATTTATATATTAAAGGGCCATTTTTAATGGCAAATGAAGCAAACCGAAATAAAAGAATTTATCCTTTAGAGGAAATGGTGAAAGAAGTTTCTAGATATGATTTAGAAATGATAAAACAGAATAGAGCTACTGGAGAATTAAACCATCCACAATCTCCAGAAATAAATCTAGAAAGAGCTTGTCATATTGTTACTGAATTAACACAAGATGGAAATATTTTTACCGGAAAATCAAAAATATTATCAACACCAGTTGGACAAGTTGTTAGATCTTTGATTATGGACGGTGTTAAACTAGGAGTATCATCCAGAGCATTAGGAAAATTAGATCCTGATGGTTCATATAATAGAGTATCTGATTTTAGATTAGTTGCAGTTGATGTTGTAGCCGATCCGTCAGTGCCTACAGCGTTTGTTAATGGCATCTTGGAATCAAAGCAATGGGTTCTTATGGATAACGGAGAATTCGAACAAGTTTATGAGAAATTTGAATCTAAAATTTCAAACTTACCAAAACATAATAAAGATTTATATTTAAAAGAACAAATTATTGCCTTTATTAATGGATTGAAAACTTTATAAGATAAATATGTTTATGGAAAAAAAATTAATATCTAAATTTGTAACTGATATTTTTGAAAAAAAATATTCTAATGCTAATTCAACTCTGCAAAGGTTAATATCTGAAAAGGTAAAAACAAAAATTAAAAAGACAATCGACGATAAAAAAAATAAAGAAAAAGATTGTGATTGTAAAAAAAATCAAAAAAAAACAAAAAAAGTAACATCTAAAAGATAATTATATTATATAACATATGGATTTTAAATCAATACTTCAAAAAATAGATTCTTCTTTACTTTCTGAAGAAGTGGCTAAAGAAATTTCAAATGCGTTTGAAACAGCAGTCAACGAAAAAGCTGATACTAAAGTTTCATTACAATTAGAAAAAGCATTAATGGAACAAGATGATGAACATGCAGCAAAGCTTGAAAAGTTATTAGAAGCTATTGATTCCGATCATTGTGAAAAACTTAAAAACGTTGTTAATGCGATTAATGAAAATCATACAGAAAAATTAAACAATTTATCTAATTTTTATAAAAAAGCTTTAAATGAAAAAGCTGAATCATTTTCTAATAAAATTATTAACGAAATAAGCAATTATTTAGATC